GACATGGCCCTCTTCGTGACGCCGACCAATGTCAGGCGTCCACTCAAGACCCTCTGGCCCGATGCTGCCAATACGCCCCCGGTAAGTCTTACGCTCTACCAAGATCAAATCGCCCTGCATGCTGCGGCGAAGGCGAAGTGCTTTGTCATAGTTGCGAAGAGTACGTTCTGCCCGCGAAAGGTCGCTCATGATATCTCCTTAGAGAATCCAGCTATCGACTAGAATGGCTGCTGACGCAAACCCAATGAGGTAAGTATCGGGAACCTGGTCATCGTTACGTAGCACCCACTCCAAGCCGTCAATCAAGATACGGTCTACTTTACCGTTCGTTCGTACCTGATAGCACCACGGTAGATGAGATAGAGTTTGGCTATTAGACACAAACTCCTTGAAAGCTTCGAATGAGCCCACGATACGCATGTATTAAGCCCAAGTACCAGACTGCGCCACCGCCCACCACTTGCTCACGCCGTCGCTCACCATGGTCACATGGTCACCCACAACGTCAGACGCGCCAGTGTTGGTATAAGTCGTCGCGCCCGTGATCGCCACGGTGCCAGCAGGGGTAGTCTTACCTTCGAGAGTGTCAGACCCAGCGCGGGTCAGGCGAACGCCCGTACCGGCAGAGGCCACACCCGTGATAACCGTGATACGCCCGCCCGGGAAGGTAGCAGCCGCAGGCATGGTGTACGCCCCGTCAACCGGGGCAATGATCGTCCCGCCAACATGCGTAGCCGTCAGCGTGGTTGAAGCCAGCGCATTGAACACCGGCCCATTGATAGGACCGGACAAGCTACCAGCCGCCAGAGCGCCCGTGACTGTCAGCGCACCGCCGACCGTAGCCGCACCCGAGGCCGCCAGAGTGGCAGTCGTAAGGGCGGTAGCCGTGATATTCTTGACCGGCTTAGAAGCCGACCCGATCTCAGCCATGTCGTCCGCAGGGGAGAAACGGCCTTTAAAGGGGGTGTAGAACTCACCCTGATGAGCCATTATGCGCCTCCAACGGCCGTACCAGGCCGGAACGTAAGTGTAGCAGACGACTGGATCGCGGAGATGCTGGAGATACCAACAACCAGCGAATCCACATAAGGAACGTTGACAGGCTCGCCGCTCGTGACCAACTCCGCAATCGCGTTGTCGGCCAGCGTCTCACCCTGCCAGGGGAAGTACATCACTTCGATAGCCGTAGCCAAAGCCGCCGTGGCCGCAGCCGTGGTCTCTTCAACAACCATCAGGTAATAGCCAGCCGGAACGCCCGTCAACTCGGTGCCGTCCGTGACCACCCAGTCGGTCGGAATCTCCCACGCCACGATGTTCTCACCCGACGCCCACTGGGCCGGAGGGGCCACGTAAGGGTTGGTGAGGGTGGCCAGAGTTGAACCCGTGCCAATGGAATACTTCAGCGCACCGGTCTGCGTGCCGCCGTCCTGCGTGCCGACGTTGATCGACAGCACGTTGAAAGGCACCTTGGACAGGATGGCAAAGCCGGTGTTGTTGTCGGCGTTGACCGCCATGGGGAAGTCATTGGCATCGGTGTCCTGAGCATCCACGGTATCATCCGTATAAACGCCGTCGTCCACCAGGCCCGCCTGCCAAAAATCGTTGGGAAGACGACCACCAAAGCCGTACCACGTCAGCGCACCACCAGAACGGTTCTGGATACGCGCATAGGACACATCATATCCGTGTACACGCTGGATAAGGCGATCCCGGTCGGGGTTGACGATACCAGCAGCACCAGCACCCGCCACACCCGTACCGCTATTACCAAGCTGCGTGCGCCCGGAAAGGACGCTGTTAAGATGGAACAGACCAGTGTTGGTCTGCTGATTTGTGCCGCGCGCCAGGTACTTCAGGCCGCGCGAACGAGTCTTGAAATTGGCCAATGTAAGCTCCGTTGCCCGGCCGGGGGTTGTCCCCAGCCGGGCTATCCATTAGGAGTTAAGAATTACAGCCCTTCCTGCGCGGAGGCAAGCTGCACACCGAGCGGGCGGGTAACAGACAGGCGACGGCCACCCAGGATGTTGCGGCGGGGGCCAGCGGTCAGGCGAGGCGTATAGCGCCACTCCAAACCCACAAACTTCACTTCGTCAGCCGAGAACGTACCAATCGCATCAGCCTCGACCTTCACGGCCAGATACTCGGTCGTGTCGGCGAGCGTGTTGCGGTTAAGGATACCGAACGCGGTGCCCTGGATAACGTCGGCCGTCCCCGAGGAAGCGTCCGCCAGCGTGATCGCCGTGCTGAGCGCCGTAACCGGGTCGATAAGAACCGTCGTCTCAAGGATGATCGGGGTGTACGTCACGATCCAGTCAACCGTGTCCGTAGCCGTGGTGCTGGTCTGCGTCCAAATAACGCGGAACCGAATCTGCTTGGTGATGTCCACATCGTACAGCGGAAGCAGGGTGGACATGGAGTCACCGGCCGCAGCGATGCTGATGGCCGAGATACCGGTCGCGTTCTGCTCAGTAAACACCGGGTCACCGGCAGCGATACCGGCACCGGTCACGAACGTCTGGAACTGCTGGGCGAGCACTAGCTCGCGCCGCTCCAGCCATTCAACGTTGAAGTCACGAATCATTGGAATATCTCCTGTAGGGTAGGGGGGTCTCAGTTACTAGCCCCCGAGTTGGTACTGCTGGGGAGGGGGTGGTTAGCCCCCTCCCCGTCTTCCTACTTTAAGCCTCTAGCGCCGTCACGCGGGCCAGAAGGTCCGCGATAGCGCTGACGTTACTCGCTACCTGAGTCTCGACCACATCCAGACGCGTCATGAAGCTGGCATCAGCCGCCTCATTGGCATCCAGACGGTCCTCGTGTTCCGTAAACGTCGCTTCCAGCGCTGTCAGACGTGCCTCAATGGCAGTCTCTCGCGCCTCGTCAACCGCCCCATCTGCCTCAAGGGCATCAAGACGGCTGTCGAAGACCTGATGCTCAGCATCGTTCGCTGTAGCATCCGCTTCGAGGGCAACCAGCCGACTTACGTCAGCCGGGGTACCAGCGGCACCCTGAGGACCAGCAGGACCAACGGGGCCCTGATCGCCCTTGTCACCCTTCTCTCCCTGCGCTCCGGTATCACCCTTTGCGCCAGCCGGACCCACCGGCCCAGGTACCGTACTGTCGGCACCCTTCGGACCCATAGGCCCAACCGCACCATCCGCACCCGTAGCACCCTTCGGACCCTGAGGACCCGGAGGGCCAACGGACAGCGCACCCTTGATGGCTTCGACCAGCTTGGCCAAGCCCTCAAAGTCGGCACATCCGTTGTCCTGCTTACCTTCCCATCTCTCGTCATGCATAGAGATGTCTCCTTACCGCAGACTCTGCGGCAGTGCGTAAATACAACCACGGTAGGTTAACGCACCATAGCTACCGTGATAGGGGGCTTAACCATCCGGCCCCCGATTTACAGATATTACTCAGCGTAAACGAGCATCACCTTCACACCGCTGGCCGTACCGAGCGACGTGCCCTCGATGTCAGTGTCCGAACCGTTGTCCACCACCGACCACGAAAGGGCGGCCATGGCGATGGGCTGCGGATAAACAGCATAGAACATACGACCAGTCGCGGTCGAGGAACCAGCCGGGACGTTCAGGGCGGCGAGGAACCGCGTGGTACCCTCGGTCACCGTGTTCGTCTCATACGCCAGCACCATCTCCGCCTCAGACTCAGTGGCGTTCGACGCGGCGATGATGGCGATAAGGCCAACCGCACCAGACTCAACGTCCACATCGTTCGTGCCGTCGAACAGCACAGGCATCGTCACACGGAGGTTCGCATACTGAAGGTCAGCACGCGACGCGATCTGACGAATCATGTCCGGGAGAAGGGCCGAGCCCTGGTTCCGGTTATAAGTCGCAGGCGCGAACTCGGAGGCCAGGTAGCCTTCGAGCAGGTTCATTGAAGCACCGAGATTTCCAACAGCCATTGTATTACGCTCCTATGCCCGGAAGCCAAACTCTCCTGGCTGGGAACCTTCGGCGGTCTCGCGGATCGCCCCAGGCCCCCGAGACAATCCGGGGTTGATTGGGTTATGAATCTTGACCAGTTTCATCTTTGAACGTTCCGACTCGCTCATCAGTTCGCGTTCTATCAACTCAGTACGATAGGCGTCCTTGACAGGAAGATCGTCAATGGGGCAATTCAGCGCCGAGCACCCCAACCGATAGGCTGGAGCGCCCGACACTGGATCGACCTTATACATTGACTGATGAAGGATCACGCGGGCCGCACCAATTGGCACGTCAAGGGTGTCTCGAACCACAAGGGCCTCGCCGCCAAACGTGACATTCTGCGGTACCCGCTCGCCTTTCTCATTGACCACACGGTTGACGAGTCGCACCACCGGACCCATTCCGAGAGCCATTTTTAACTCCTATTACTCAACGTGGATGTTGTTGACCGTCACGTCGATACCATCGAACCGGACGCACTTGTTCGGCGCATCAAGGAAGAAGTTATCAACCATGTAGAAGAGGCCGGTCGCCACGTGCGTGTTCGCCGCAGGCACCAGCACGCTGCCGCCCCAGTCCTCGAACTTGCCGGGGACCACGGTGTAGCGTACGAGGGTGTCCACGTCGATCCCCATGAGCATGCCGTAGGGGAAGTTGTAGTCCACCAGCACCGGGATGTCCGACCACGTGAGCGACCCGCCCCGGTGACCGATTGACGAACCGGCGTCGAGATTGTCGTTCCCGTGAGTGGGAGCCGAGTACCGCACATCGCCTTCCCGAAGGGCCAGAAGCTGACGCCGCACGGCCTGCTCGCAAAGGAACTTGGTGATGTGGCCGCGCCCGCGCGCATACGCCACGTCGATGCCCTGCTGGAGGATGTCCGAAGACAGCGCCCCAACGGACGAGAACACGTACGACTTCAGGCTGTCCCAAGTCGTCCGGTTAAGACCGAAGTAATCGGACACGTACGTCCCGTCGTCCACCATACCGAGCAGGCCCATCGGAGCCTGGTAGTACGAAGTGTCGGCAAGGTCCGTAACCGTGGTCGCACCAGCGCGGACGATGGGGTAACCCGCCGCCGTCGTACCGGTGAAGTCCACGTTGATCTGAGCGTAGTTGCCCGCAGGCGCGATACCGGTGACGGTACCCACACCGTTGGAAAGGATGCCGCCCGTCGAGGTGTTGATGACCGCGACGATCTGGCCCACCTGGAAGAACCGGCTGGCGTTCGTCACGCCCGTGGGAAGCGCAACCCCACCCGGAGCCTGGACGCCCAGGACGGTCGAAGAAATGGTGCTAGACGCCTGCCCAAGCACGTCCGCGCCATAGTGGCACATGGCCTTGTTGCGGATGTCGGTCAGGTTCTCCACCAGGTGGTCCATGATGTACGACAGGGTGCGGACGAACGAACCACGGTTCGTCTGAGCCTGGTCGATGGACTCCTTGGTGATCTGGAAGCGCGCAGCAGACTTGCGGAACGGGATGGTGAAGAAGCCGCTCTGCTCCGAAGACGGAGTAGGAAGCTGACGCCCCTCGCCCACGAATCCGATGCCGCTGTTGTCCCGACGAAGGTGGGCCGGAAGAATCACGCGCCGCCCGTCGGCCGTCGAAGTGTCGCCCTCGGTGAAGAGATCGAGCGCGACGGTCTCCGTGTGGACGTTCTCCACCACGTAATCCTCGTACTCGTCCTTCAGGAGGGGGTTAATCGCAGAAAGGTCCATCATGGGAAGTTACTCTCCGGTTTACTCGTCGCCCTGGGTCTTTCCGATCCAGCGGGCAACGGCTTGTTTGTGGAAGTCAGCCCGTCCCTTGGGGGTGCGAAGGTTCGGCTTGGGAGCCTGCTCTTCACCCTGGGGAGCGGGGGTAGCTGCACCACGCGGTGTCGCCTTCGGCGTGCCAAAGGCCGCGTCGGCTTTCGCCTTCTTAGCCTGAAGCCGGGACGCCACATGCGGGCGAATCAGCCGGTTAAAAATGTCGTCCACAACAGTCACGTCACCAGAGAGGAACGCCCGCCGCAACTCCGGGTTGGCATTAATCATCATGGTCATGGACTGCTCGAACGGGAACACCATCTCTGCCAGGTCGCCATCCGCCGCTGCCTTGAATCCGGCCTTCTTGGCCAACTCAACAACGCGGGTATGGGCACGCTCGTTCACACCAATGATATGCTGCGACATCAGTGCGGCGTTCGCGCTCTCCAGCCGCTCAAAATACTGAGGGTCGGATTCCAGCAACGTCAGAAGCTTCTGGACACCAGGAGCCTGTGATCCGGCGACTTTCTTAAGGTCGGACCAAATCTCCTGAAACTTACCTGCTTCGGGGGCAGCCTGTTCCTCGCCCTTGAGGGCGGCAACCAGCTTGTCCACCAGCGCAACCTTCTTGCTGAGAGCCTGAAAGCCCTCAGGAATCTGACTAAGCTGGGACTCCAAAGCAGCTACTTTCGCCTCTAGACTAGCCTTCTCCGCATCGGGAGGCGTGGGTTTTGCCGCGAGTGGCGTACCGTCCGGGTTGAGTCCGTATTCGGCCCAAGGATTTGCCGCCTGGCCTGCACCGGCCATAGCCGACTCTTGTGGGGTCGGCTGTCCTACGATAACGTTAGGAGTGCTCATTCACCTGATCTCCTTTAAGGGTTGATCTTACCGATGCTTGTAGTTAACTTTCTCGGACACGCCCTGCTTCGAGGACGCCGGGCCAGCCGCCTTCTGATAGGCAGCCTTCCCACCGCAATCGCTACCAGCCTTGATCTCCTGGTTGCCAGACTTGCCATACTTCGACGCCATGATTAATCTCCTTTTAGCTGACGGACATGCCGCCAGTGCGGGGTTCCATCCCCTTCATTTTTTGGCCTTTAGCGGCCGCCTTCTGGAACTTCGCCTTACCGTACTTCTTGCGGCCGATTGACGCCGCAACAGCGCCAGGGTTGCTCACGCCACCCTTGGCCGCGATCTTGGACTTCAGCTTGTCAAACCCAACGTAGGCCATTAACGGACCCCCATTCCACCGGTTGCTTTGTACTCTTTCTTGCCAGCCTTCGCCTTCCGCTTCTCGGAAAGCATGATGGCGACCGCCTGCTTCTGTGACTTCACGGGCTTCCCGGAGCCGCCCGACTTCAGCGATCCAGACTTCCACTTATCCATCACTTCGTTCCAGGGCATTACTTGACTCCAAATCCACCGGTTTTCTTGCCCTTCTTCTTGGCTTCGGCCTTCTTACCAAACTCTCCCGGCAGGGAGGGGATGGGAGCAAACGGCTGCTCGGCCACCTTGGGGGGCTTTACCTTCTTCGTCTCGAAGTATCGGGGCATTATCGACCTACTCCAAAGCCGCCAAAGCGCGGACGTGACAGCTTTTGGCCGCCAAACGCCCGGCGAGCCTTGGAAAGAGTGTCGGGCCGAACAGTACCCTTTTCGATCTCCTCAAGCTCCTCGTCCACGTCGTCCTTGGGGAGTTTACCAGCCTTGGGAGTCTTGGCTACCGGCTGCTCAGCGTACAGGTCATCAGCGTCGTTCGTGTAGCGGGGCATTACTTTGCCTTACGAGCCGCCGACTTGGCCGGGCCACTGACCCATCCGGGAGTACCCGCCGACCGGCTCACGCCGGGGACGTTCATCACGTGGATCGGGATGCCGTTCTTGTCAATCGGCTTCTTGGTGTCGTGAAGCGGCTTCAGCACCTTGGTCGTCTTGTCGTTGTACTTCTTGTCGGTCGCCATCATAGCTCCTTGGCTGCGAAGTTGTAGGGCTTCGGGTCTTCAGCCACTTTGTTGTACATGTACAGCCGAACCGTACACATACCGTCGTGGAGACGGGTTATTACGTCAATAGCCTTCAGTCGATCCCGCATGTCGGCGGGCAGGGCGTCTTTAATCGCCCTTGCCACCACCTTCGCTTCCTCCTGATTCATTCCCGCTCTCCCCGCCCTGCATCTCCCTTGTGGGAGCCGCGTGGGCTGATCCGCCGCCTTCACCGTCGCCCGCACCCTTCTCGCCGCCCTGGGGCATTCCCATGCCCTTGATAGCCTTCGAGAGAATCATGTCAGCCTGATGCTGCTGCATGTGCATATACCAAGCCTGCTGGATGGGCTGCGGAAGGGCTTTAAACTCCGCCGTCAGCGCCAGCCGTCTGTGCGTCAGGAAGTGTACCGCGTGGTCGTCTACAATGGGGACGACACGAACGGGCATGGTCTGGACCATCTCCATGCCTGCCATTGCCTGCATCTGAGGGTCGGGAATGGCAGATATGGATTGAGCGGACTGCCTAGCCCATTCCATAAACTCAGCGTTCTCTTTATACGCGTGCTTCGTGTCTTCCTCAACGCCCGGCCGCATGTTCAGCATGCCAAGGTCTTCCAACATCTTGATCTTCTGAGCCTCGTCCATGAAGTCCAGCGCGCCCACCTGGGCAAGCTGCATGTACGTCTGAAGCTTCTCAGAGGATGTGTTGGGGCGGGTTGACCCGGCCTCTACTTCAACCGTGACACCATCGTCCCAATCCGCGCCCAAAAACTCCGCAAACGTAAAGCCGCCAATTGCATCACGCACCGCCATGACCCGGGGTGTATGAGCATTCTGACGCCACACTTCCAGAGCCTTGGTGGCGAGTTCTTGGTACCCGGCTTCAAGCCCCGCAAACACGGTGGCCCAACGTCCGAAGCCGCGTTCTGTAAGCGACTGCACAGTCCCCACGGGAGTACGGCTGCCCATACTCCGACCACGAACAGCAGCAAAAGCACCTGAGAGTTCATCAAAGGACTGCTTAATGTCAGTAATATACTTAACAAGCGACTGGGGCGCTTCAGCCCCCGGAAGACGCGTAGGAGCCGCTCCACCAACCGGCGTGTACTCAATTTGCACACCAATCTCGCCACTGATACGCGAGGGATTGGTGTTAGCCGGAATTAGCCACACCGGGTTTGCCATGCGCGCCATAATCATGGTCAGCATGGACTCGGCCTTGTTAAGCTGGTACTGCTTGGGCAACATGTCGTCAGCGGGGGAATAGCCCCACGCCCGACCGCCTACGGTACCAAACTTGTAGTGGATGAGAGGGTAGAACTTACGCCCTGAGCCACCACGGTTGCGCCACGGATACGGGGCCTTCTTCTCAAGCAGCTTGCCGTCCGAAGTCATGGCGATATAAGCGCCCTTCGGATACTCCTTGTGCTTCTTGATGAACGCCCGGAAGACAACGACGCGCTTGGAGAGCATGTCGCCAGCCAGCCCCACATAGGGGGAGCCGGAGGCGATGCCGGGGGTGATATTGGCGATGGACTCCTTATGGACCATGCCGGAGTCCTGGGAGGCCGTGTTCTGGCCGCCCTCGATACGGTAGCCCCAAATCTGCTCTACCTGCTCCTCGGTGAAGGACTGGCAAATCATGATAAACGGCTGATCTTCCAGGTCTTCGATAGAGGGGTCCAGGTAGACTTCAAACGGGGAAATGGAGTCGAAACGGATTTCGCCCCGGGGTACCCACTCAATCTGGTCAGGCGACTCAGCCAGCATGCCACCGCACTTGGGGCACTGGGGCTGGTTAGGGTCCAGCTTTTGGGCCGAGTAGACCGTCCCGCAATCGGTGCAGACTTCCTTGGCGATAGCCTCCTCGCCAGTCTCGTCTGAGTTGTCCCACAGGACTTCCTGGAAGCTATTGCCGGTCAGGAGAAGCCAGTCGAGCATGTGCGCCCGGGCCTTCTCGAAACCGCCTTCCTTCATCACGATGCCAAGCTGGGCATCTGTGGCAGCCGCAGCGGCCACCGCACGGGAGTCGTCCCGGGTGGGGACGCCAACGTAACGGGGCGTATGCTGGGCAATAGCCGACTTCACGGTGTCCAGAGTGGCCCGGAAGTAGTTGGTAACAGGCGTCGGGACAGACGGGCTGAGGCGGCGTTGCTGCCACCGTCGGGCGTTAGTGTTGTACAGAATCCACTGATTACCGAGATGGAAGTTGATGTTACCGAACCAGGACCGCTCAATGAGATGGCGGCGCTGGGAGAGCCGTCGCTTCATCTCTAGAACGTTTGCGGCGTCCTTGTCGGAAGCGTCGCGGGGTTCTTTGCTAGCCAAGTGGGGCCTCGTCCTCACGTTCGTTCTCTAGTTGCCGCAGCATCGCCGCCGCGTCAAAGCCAACGTCGTCAGGGTCAGGAGACAAGTACGTCACCGACTGTGTCTCGTCTTCGGCAAATGGGTCTCTGTCAAACTGCGGTGCAATCTTAGGCGGCACTCGGCCAGCCGTCAGTGCAACCAGACTGCGGAAGTCATCGTTTAAACGAGCAAACTCAAGCTCGACCCGTTCCCGCCTATTCGTCTCCGCAGCGAGTTGGGCCTCAAGCTTGGCAATCTGAATCTGGAACGCAGTATGCTCGTCTCTAAGTTCGTCTAGGTCTTCTTTACCAATCCAGGCCACTGTGGTCCTCCTTCCCGCGCCATGCAGGCGCTTCTTCCATCTGGAAGTCGTCGTCCAGGCCGGAGGTGATGATGCTCTCCCGGCCCTTCATCTTGGGGCGAGCCGCCAAGTCCGCCTCCCAGTGCAGCCGGGAGTGGCGGTCTAGGGTGTCGCTGATCTTGTAGGCGTCCTGGATTTCGGTCAGGTCGTTGGCCGTGACACGCGTCGGCAGGATGCTAAGCGCGTACCCGGCTGCGTCTACGGTGTGAAAGTGCTGCTTTCCTACGATCTTGAGGTTCTTAGCTGTCCCGGTGTGGTCAAAGACCGCCTGGCCACGGACCCGGTACTCTGGTCCCTGGCGTCGGAGGTTGTGGCAGTCGGCTGCGACGACGAGGCCGCGCGTTTGGGCCTGGAGGAACATGGCAACACGCGCCCACTCATCACCGCTCGACGGGGCCACTCCAAGCCCAGCCTGGACATACAAATCCGCAATGCTAACAGAGCCTGATTTCTTAGATAGCGACGTAGAAGCCCAGGCGGAGTGGTCCATGATGCGACCGCGTACAGGGAAAGAGCCAGTAAGTTTATCAATATTGACGGCATGCTCTTCCGCTTCCCGGCCTTCGGCCCAATACTCGCGATAAATGAACGGGGCGTTCGGCTTAACCCCCTTATACTCTTGATCGTCAGGGTTTACCGTAACCCAAATTGCACATGTAACCCCTGTAGAACGCGCCGGATCAACTCCAAGCCATCGGGGCCAATGAGCAGGAGGCTCAAAGCTATCAATAACGCGGAAATCAGGAATAAGCCGAGTAGAGCCCGCGTCCATTGTGGCGTAGACGTAACGGGCTCTGATGGCTTCCGGCATGGACAAGTACAATTGCCGGGTTGATTCGTCAAGATGCGGATTCTCCAGCGACGACGAGCGGAGAAGACGACGCGTGTTCTGGATGGTTGGGCGGCCGTGGGGCTGCTCAAACGTCAAGAAGCGCCTTCTCAGCCAGTTATCGCCTTCGTCGTTGGCGATGCTTACGATCTTACGCTCTTTGCCAGGCACCGAGTTTAAACGGCACCGCAGCAAGAGGATTTGGTACGTGTCAAAGCCGATTTCCTCGGCCTGGTCAATCCCGATCCATGAATACTCGATGTTCTTGAGCTTATCTAGCCGACCCGGTTCGAGGTTGGCAAAGGTGATTTCAGAGCCGTTCACGAAGCGCACCATGTTGGTGCCTTCGCGGTAGTCCCACCGCTTGGGCAGGACTATAAACTCGTTCAGGTTCTTTGCTTCAACCAACTCGAAGAACTGGCGCTTCGTAGAGTCGATCAACTCTCGGAAGGTTAGACGCGAGATCAGCGCGTTTGCGCCAGGAAACTTCAAGCAATGGCGGAACGCTCCCACGCAGAGGGCGTAGGTTTTCCCCGCGCCCATGCCCGTGACCGCCGCTATTTCAAACTCGGGGGCTAGGATTAGGTCTTTCTGTAAGTTATTGTATTCGTTACCGAGCAAATGCGAGAGACTAAGCTTCTCCGCGCTAGTCTTGGCCATCTTAGTACAGCGTGAACCCGCCGTTTTGCGGGCGACGCTCCTTCAAACCGGCCGAACCCTTCACCGTAGTGGGGCGACCGCTAATAAGGGGAGACGCCTTAGTCCCTGGAAGGGGCTCCAGCGCCTCAGGAGTGTAGGTCAGCGGCGTCGGGGCTGCGGGAAGTGCCGTCGGAGCAGCCGCACCCTGTGACGCAGCAGCCGGTGACGACGACTTCTCCTTAGGAGCCAACGCATTCTGAGCCACCGAGCCGAGGACTGTAGTCCCCGCCCCGACACCCATACCGAACCCAGCCTTAGCTAGGCGGCTGAGCCAGCTTTCCTCTTCCCTGCCTCCAGGACCGCCAGTCGGACCGCTACCCATCTGGCCAAACTGAGGAGCCTGTGCCTGACCCATGCTAGGCGGCGTCCACTGTGGAGCCGCAGCAGGCTGCTCATAGGCTGAAGACATGGCACCTTCCGTGCCATAATTCATTCCAGCATTGTACTCGGGTACATAGGGCTTTTCAAGCGCCCACATGTCATTTAGCTGAAGATCGCTCCAGTTAGGCTCCCAACTCTCCGGGCCGATATCGAAGCCCCCACCAGGCTGCTGTACATCTTCAAACTGGTAGTCAGGGGTGTCTTGGTACTCGTACGGCGTGTCGTTAAACTGGTAATCGAAGTCCATTAGACCACTCCTCCGCCACGCTGTGGCCTAGACTGCGGACGGCCCCCGCTCTGTTGAGGCATCATACTGCCGCTTCTCGGGACGCCGCCGAAAGGGGCGTTCCCGCGTGGGCCGCCTCCTGGCTGCATGCCTCCGCCCACGCCCATACCACCAGCCGGACCCATCCGCTTACCAGCCATTCCGAAAGGAACGCCCTGGTCACCGGCCTGACCAGCCGGACCACCAAGCTTACCGGCCATCGCTTCGGCACGGTTGTCAAGCTCGGGAGTTGCGAACGTCGGCGACCGCTTACCAGCCGCTGCCGCCTGTACGCCGGGATCAATAGACCCGGTTGGCGGAGCCGCTACAGGAGCCACATCCATCCCACCCTGCGCGGGCACCTTAGACATGTCAAACGGCTGCATGCCAGAAGCGACATAAGGGTTGATGGCAGTGGGCTGAAGGTGCGGATGCGCGGCGTAGAATTGCTGCGGCCCACCACTAAAGTCAGTTTGCTCACCGGACTGACCACTACCGCTAAAATTAGTCGATCCTTCGTAGCCGGGAAGACCCCACGTATACGGGTTGATACTGTAATCCTGCATAAGCTGAGGAGAAAGTTGGAACGGAGTCCCGTCAGGATGGACGCCTTGCCACGTATACGGATCAAACGAATTAAGTTGAGTGGGATTATCGCCACCAAACTCAGTGTAATTAAATGGAAGTTCAGCCATCCACTTCTGCTGCCCGGCAAGTCGTGCCTTCTCCGTCTCATACAACGATCCGCCCGGAGCCATATCAGTCTTAAGCTGCTGGTAAGCCGGAAGATCGGGTAGACCTTGGGCGATTTGAGACTTCATCATCCAAGACGCAAGGGGATCGCTCCTGTCAAGCTTACCGGTCTCACCGTACTTGACATCGAGACCGCGCACAAAGGGATCAACCCAGTCCGCACCCTGGCCTTGGCCAAGATAGGACTCGTTGTGGAGTGCCCCGATAGCGGCTTTAAACTCGTCCGTATTGGCAGCCCCGTTGCTAACAATCTGAAGCTCCTCGTGGGGCGACCATTGCGTATTCATAATGCGAGCAAGCTGCGGTAGAGAGACGACGCTAGGAAGCTTACTAGCTAGGTTCTGGACCGCCTTCGAACCAGACAACCGACTAAGTTCAGCAGAGGTAGGCTTTCTTTCACTAATGCCCATCTGCTCCAACAACCCGCCAATGATAAGGGTAGCCGCAAACGCCGCACCAATACCGGTAGCAGCGGTCGCTAGACCAGCCCCACCCGCGATAGCACCCGTTGCTGCCAAGCCCGCAAGACCGCTGCTCGCCAGACCCACACCGCCAGCCGCTGCGCCAGCCGGATCTTCATTCTTGATGCCGCTGTAAAGGCCATACGCACCGGCCAATCCGCCAAGAGCCGGACCTACCGCCCCACCAACTGCGGGACCAAGGGCCGAGGCCAGCGTGGGACCGCCCACCGCACCGCTAAGCGCGCTTGCACCAGAGATGGCACCAGCACCGCCCATAGCGGCCTGCATGGCGTTTTTGTCTTTGATGCCCTTGTAGAGGCCGTAACCACCGGAAGCAAGGTTCAATGCACCACCGACACCGCCTGCAATGTTGCCCATACTCATCCCGCTGCTAGAGCCAGGACCGCCGACGTTCATTCCACCGGTCGGGCCTTCGGGCATAGGAGCCTGGAGACCGCCGCCAGACTGGACGGGGCCGACGTTGGACGCAGCACCAGCGTCTAGTGCATTGTAATAATCTTCTAGCTGATTGGCCTCAAGACGCTGGAACCGGGGCGCGTTAAAGGGACCGGCCACAGCACTCATACCCGGAGTGTTGGCAGGAAGTTCAAAACGCGGGGGACCGACCTGAGTGGCCAGGTTAGCACGCTCACCGGCCCGCTGCTGCTCCATGGCCGCACGGGTTTCAGGAGACAGGTTATGCGAGGGAGCAGACTCCCCGGGGAGGAGCTTCATAGCCTGCTTAAGGGCGGAAGGGCCTGCCTTGACAGCCAGGCGCTCCGCCATCGAGGGGGGCTCCGGGCGCTTGCGCTCAGGGGCCTGCTCAATTACATTTCGCCGCTCGGCTCCAGGAGAGATACCTCCGGGTCCAATTCCAAACCCTCCTCGCTGCTGGGCAACGATAGGCTCGGACTTGGCTTGCTCGGCGGCATTGGGCTTTCCGGCTCCAGTGCGTCGGTTCTTTCGCCGCTCTCTGCGGGCGGCAAGAGTTTCTCTGTAGTCTGCCACGGTGTCTCCAGGTCGTCGTTGAAATCGACGATTGTATTGGCCGTGGCTTCTTTCCCGAAGGCTCCGGCTGTCACTGCATCAATCTTGAGGGCAATCGTGGAGATTGCCTTGATCGCGTCTATTCTATCTTTGGGCGACAGGCTTGTGTCTGTAGCCATGGATTGCAATTGATCCAGACCGTCTAGAAGTCCCCGGCGCACGCGGCGCTTAATGGCCTGGCTGGTGCTTTCGGTTGTACCGGCGGTCTGGACCAATACCGTTTTGATTCGCTCATCCCACTTATCCACATCCCTCCAGCGCGTGATCGTCATAGACGACACGCCAATCTCGGAGGCTATGGATCGGAGACTACGGTACTTGCCGCCAGAGCTAGCTTCCAGGTACATCTCGAAAGCCTTAAGCCTGTCCCCTTCGGGACGCTTCTGAATGTCAAGTGCCATGCTTTCCCCTTCTCCGGGTTTTAGCAGTCAGACAGATGGGGGTCACAGGGAGGCTGATTAGCCGTCCGGGCGGGAGAGGCGGGTTGCCTGGGCTCACCATCGGGAGGGGTCTGGCTGCTAAGGGCGTTTAAACGATCCTCCAGTTCGGAGGCCATCAGGTCGCGGATTTGTGTCAGGAGTGTACGCTTTTCGGACAGTTTCATATTTGGGCAGGCTACGGCCATGTCTCTGTAGCCTGACATGGCTACATAGGCACAACTCGGGGTTTTAGGTGGGTCATCTAAAAATAATTTGTAAAACCACTACAGGTAGGGGTGTGACCCTTCCGTATGTATAGGGTGGTCCCAAGGGTGGTCCGTACGTGCTGCTTGGAGCCGCCCCTGCGCCTCACGGCTCCGGGGCTCATGTCATGGGGCGTTTAAACGCGACTTGGTAGTGTCGGCGAATTTGGCTAATAATTCACTAAACTTTGCGTGACAATGCGCCGGGCAAAATGTCCCATAACATCCACCCCTACATATGGTACCAAAATAGGGGTCCCAAAAATGGGACCCATACTAGTTCCCTGGGTCCCCCGGTTAGACTGGGGTAGGCGTGAAGGTGGGCTTAGGGGGGTCTAGCTGGCACGAGGTATGCATACGCATTCAACATGGCACGACGCTTGCATTATGCAATGTTCATGCCTACTTAGCTTGGCACGCTTCATGCATCGGTTGCGGGATTGGCATGGACATTGCAAGTAGGGTGAGCGTGTAGATTTTACATCATTGACAGTGGGCACGACTATTGCATACACTCACCTTGGCATGAGAATTGCTTACCAGACTTGGCACGGTGCGTGCGTATATAAAGGTCCGCGATGCGTCATAATGCCATGCAATCTGTGTGCCACATCAGCCATTCCGCGCCACCACTCAACACTTGGCGAGGGCGCTTGTGAAAAAAATAACTTAACGAGGCTTAACTCATTGATATCATTGATGACGCCATGCGGCAATTGGGGTTTTTCGTCCTTAGGGTGAAGGTAGGCGATGGGCTGGTAGCGAAAATGCCCCGCCGAGAAAGGCAACGCAATGAGCAACCTGAAGGTCCGGGCCAACCTGCATGGGGTCTCGCTCCTGTACGACCGTCGCGACGGTGCGACCGTTTGCTACGGTTTCCATCCCTGGACATGGGCGCGCCTCTATCGTCCGTTCCAGACGGGCGGCTACATGTGGACGCTCGGTCCCGTGACGCGCGTCCAGATTGGGGGCTAACCTATGAATTATGCGAGCAATTCCGGTGATGGGTTCGCCCGTCCTTACTACGCTCCCGACCCGCCCAAGCCGCGCGTCACGCACGAAGCCTACATGGCGGCCATTCGTGATGCTGCCCTCGCCCGTTTAAACGGTGAGGCGGCTACGCGTGTTGCGGCGGCCAAGATGGTGTACGGCGCTGGCGCGGTACGCGGGGCCAAGGGTTTCACTCTCTACAAGGGCTGGGATGCTTCCCACGCGTTCGTGGAAGTAGCGGCTGGCCTACAGACTACGCCAGAGGGTATCGCGGAGACCGTGTTGCACGAATTGGCCCACGTTGTCGCGGGCTACGGCGCGGCCCATGGCCCGGAATTCAAGGCGGCTGCCGTGACGCTTGGTCTCTTGAATGCATCAGCGTTCGCGGCTGCTGTGCCAGAATTTGATGCGGCCATGGCGGCCACGCTGGCCAGCATCCCTACGCCTACGGATGGGAAGCCAACCCTGAACGGTCTAGGCGGCCCCGATGCGCCGCCTGCTACTCCTAAGGCATGCCCCGCTGGCAAGGGCACGCGCGGCGGCAAGATGGGCGGCAAGGGCAGCGGGTCGCGGCTGCGCCTCTACGTTTGCGGCTGCCCCGTACGTGTCCGAGTGGCGTCTGACACGTTCCTGGCAACCTGCGACACTTGCGACCAGAAGTTCGCACGCCCGGAGGGCAAGTAGCCATGCGGCCTGAGTTTTGCTATTCGTGCGGTAGCCGTCATGCCAGGGGACAACACGTCCCTTGGCATGCGGTCAAGATGCTAGAAGCCAAGCCTACCATCACAAGCCTTGCGGCCCTAGTGGGACGGCGGGGAACGGTACGCGGTGGAGTGTTTGACATCGAGGTGCGCGTGCTTGACGTTAAACAGACATGGGGCGAGACCCGCTACTTAGTCGAGCCTATTTCTGGCAAGGGTCAAGGCTGGGTTACGGGCGCAACGTTTAAACTCACTGAGGGGGTCTAACATGATATGGCGTTGGATTGGACTAGCTGTGCTGCTGTTCCCTTGGTCGATTCTGTTCCTGTACCTGATCGCGACGTACGCTGGCAGGTTCTAAGATGCTCCAGACAATTCCCATGAAGCCATGCGAGGCTTTGAAGTATCCTAAGGTATGGGTATGGAATGCCACGCGCGGACAGTGGCAGAAAGGACGGGCCAAGTGAATCCAGTAAGCAATCGCAATGCCACGCTGGCGGCTGCTAGGGAAGCCGGGCACGCTGCGAACGATGGGGACTACGCCAAAGTGTTACGTATCATGATGGCAGAGAAAGAGGCTAACGATGGCGACCTTAGCATGCTGTTCGCACAGGCATACCTTCGTGCCAGGAAAGAGGGCTAACATGTCACGCAAGCATTTCATTGCGCTGGCCAATGAGCTAAGGCTTATGCGTCCAGCCCCTGACACGCTGCAAGCCGAGCAATGGATGCGCGACGTGCGGGCTATTGCTCGCGCGTGCGAGAAGAACAGTACCACGTTTAAACGCGCACGGTTCATTGAAGCGTGTGAGGAGTAAGACAATGCTTACCATAGCGGGCGGTATCATACTGGCGGCTATCGTGCTTGCGTTCTGGCGTGAGATAGTGTATATAATCGGAATGTGTCTTGGCGTTGCTGCGCTGCTCATCGCAATCTCATACCTGTATAACATCCGGTAAAGGGGGGCGATAATATGACAATCATGCTAGCGGCTACCGTGCTAGGGTTTGTCCTACTGGGCGGACTATGGGGAGCCGCTATTGCGACGTTGTTTATGTTTGGCGTTTATCTTCTAGCTGGCGTGTTGCGCGACTAGCAGTTAACAACTAAACTCGGAGGAGAATTTAAACCATGATGAGCGTTATTGAACTGGCGGGGGCCATGTGCCTCGCGTTTACGGCGGTAGCGCCCACTGCCGACGGCGGGACGACGACCGTAGTAGATGTGCGCTGCCCTGCTGGCATGCGTACCTATCAGACCATGGGTCTTGTGGAGAGCGTATCAAGCGGTGGGGACGCTGGCGCGGCTGGCGTGGGCGCTACTGATGGGGCTGCTGGGTCGGCTGGCAGCGCCGGGGCTGGTAGCGGTGCCAGTGGCGGGGCCAGTGGCGGCAATGGCGGATCAAGTGGCGGGTCTAGCGGCGGGAACGGTGGGAATGGTAACGGAGGCGGGAATGGCGTTGGGGCTGGCGGCCACGGTGGGGGTCAGGGTGGCCACGGTAACAACGGCGGCAATGAGGGAGTGGGCAACGGTGCGGGTAACGGTGGCGGTGGGAACGGCAACGGTGGCGGTAACGGAGTGGGTAACGGTCACGGTAAGTAGGTGAGGGGACGGGGGCTAACCACCCCCGTTTAAACCACGAGCCCGTATCCCAACGGCGGGCGGAAAGAGGTGACACAGTGCGTCGGACAATGGCAGCTATCGCAGTGGCGGCGGGGCTGGTAGGATGTGAGGCTGGCCCGCAGCCTGAGGGACAGCTACCGCGACCCGCGTTAAACGATCAAGTATGGAAGCAAGTCTATATGACAAGCGGGCCGAGTTTCAAGGTGGCGTGCTACAATGGCGATAGGCTTTACTTTCTCGACTCGTACCTTAACCGGGAGCATGAGGAACACTTGACTAGCCCGAAGGCGCTGGCAGTATCGCGCGGAGGATGCAAGAATGGCAGCTAAGTACGACGGTAAGCCGTGCGAGTTTTGCAAGAGTCCTACGCGGCGTGCATACCCGGTAGGGCGGGGCGGTAAGACGCGACTCCAGCATCCAAGGTGGTGGACGTGCGAGCGTGGGCACAAGCTGTATAGAAAGAGTAAGTAGGTTTAAACAGATGACCCGCAATGGCGGGAGAAAGAAAAAATTAAAGGTGAATCTTTCGAGTAGCACGCGCGTCTAAAGAACAGTACGAACGTTAACCCTCACGACGAAAGGACGAAACGGTGAGCCAGAAAACGCTTCAGGCAATTGCAGTAGCGGTACAGGCTGGCGTTCCCACGGTGACGTGGGGCGGGCCGGGCGTGGGTAAGACTAGCGGTATCAATGCGCTAGGCAAGGCGCTGAACCGCCATGTCGAGACTGTTATCGCAAGCCTACGCGAGCCGTCAGACTTTGGCGGGCTGCCTGTTCTGACTGAGAACGGTGTCAAGCTGTCCCCGCCCGCGTGGGCGGTGCGGCTGGCCGAAGCCGGTAACGGTATCCTGTTCGTGGACGAGATTAGCACGGCTGCGCCTGCTGTCCAGGCTGCCTTGCTTCGTGTTTGTTTAAGCGAGGAGCGCGGCGGGGAGCAGGTAAACATGGTAGGCGAGCTGGCTATCAAGGGGCTGGCCATTGTAGCGGCTGCTAACCCACCGGATCAGGCTGCGGGCGGGTGGGAGATGAGTCCCCCACTGTCTAATCGGTTCTGTCACCTACAGTGGAACCTGAACGTTGGCGAGTATGTGCAAGGGATGTTTGAGGGTTTCCCCGCGCCAGTGTTCCCCATTGTCCCGGCTAACTGGCAAGAGGGTATCCGACAGGCGCGCGTAGAGATTGCCTCGTTTATACAGCATAAGCAGACACTCCTGTACGCGTGCCCGAAAAATGACGCAGACGCTGGCAAGCCGTGGCCCTCGCCCCGTTCGTGGACGATGGCAGCCACCCTGAGTGCGGCGGCTAAGGCTGCCAACGCGGGGCAAGAGGTGGAGCTACCGCTGCTGTCAGGCTGCGTCGGCGACGGTCCCGCCCTGGAGTTTATCAACTGGCGCGATAGCCTCGACCTGCCTAATCCTGAGGAATTGCTCAAGAATCCTGATAGCTTCGTGGTGCCTGACCGTGGCGACAAGGTTTATACCATCTTGGCTTCGGTTGCGTCGGCTGCCGTCAGCGATATGACAAAGGCGCGGTTCTTGGCAGCGTGGCAGATTTTCAAGATGGCGGCGGATGCTGGTAAGAAAGACTTGGCGGCTGCGGCGGTTCGCACGCTGGCTAAGGCTGCTACGCAACAGGGTTACATGGCCGATGCTAAGGTGCGGACTCAAGTAGTGGCCCACCTTGCGCCGTTTGTCGAGATTCTTAAGCAGGCGGGGCTCTACTAATGGGCTACCGTAGGCGGTATTGGCGCAGTAGCATGGTAGTCGGCGACTACATGACCGTTAACTGGCAGTGGGAACGCCGCACTGACATGGAAGGAACAACTAGGTACGTCCACGTGCCCCATAAGCCGGAATATCGGGATGCTCAGGTAGCACAGAAGATTTACCTTACGCCCGAGCAGTATAACGAGGGGACGCACAGCGACCATATCATCTTGAGCGAAGAGCAGATTAGGGATACCACGTTTACCGTCAAGAATTCCTCGCCCCAGGTACGTAACGAGCAAGCATCGATTTTGTCGGCCCTTGGGTATGACGGGCCAATTGGCGGTGGGGAAGCGCGGGCTCTCAAGAACTTGTTTAACGAGATTGGCATGGGGGACTTGGTTAAACGCGGATGGTTTGCTGTCTGTCGCAACGTCAACCGTCAGCCTACGCCGCGTCAGATTAGACGCGCACAGTGGTACGGTAACAGTGCGCCAGTACCGCAAACTATCATGATTACCCGGTTACAATACTGCTACCTGTTTAAATCGCCAATGGCCGATGTATCTTTCGAGAAGTTTGTCAAGCTAGCCCGCATGTACAAGGGTGAGGATGGCAGACTTAAGACAGCGGTGCAGGCATTGCTGGCTAACCCTGAGGCGGCCAAAGAGATCGAAACCCTTGACGCCCTAGAGATACTGGGCGGGATTGGGGACGAGTAACATGGCCAAGTATGAGCTACCGGACAAGCTACAGGCAGCACGCGTGCGTTGCTCGCAGCAGCGCCCGTACCTTACCACGCTGCTACTGCGTTTAAACCCAATCCCGGTCGAGGGATTGGGGACGCTGGGGGTTGACAAGTACGCGCGACTGTACTTCGACCCTAAGCTAGATTGGACGGTGCCTCAATTTGCCACAGTGCTGTATCATGAGTGCTGCCACATCCTGCGAGATCACGCAGGTCGGGGCGAAAGTTTAAACGTAGCGGTGGAGAATCAAACCCAGTGGAACGTTTGCGGCGACGCTGAGATAAACGACGATATCGAGGCGGAAGGCGGGGCGGAATGGCCTTTCCAGCCGGTCATGCCTAAGGTGCTTAAACAACCGGACGGGAAGTTTGCGGAGGAGTATTATGCGACCTTACCGCCACCGCCTAAGTCGCCTACGGTAGGGGCCGGGTCATGCGGCGGGGCTGCCGGTAACCCTGGAGCGCATGAGCATGGGGCACCTTCCAACGCTGGCGGGGCCAAGGATGCTCCCCACGGTATCGGCAGTGCGGAGATGGAGGCCGTTAAGCACAAGGTAGCATCCGACGTGCGGGAGCATGCCAAGTCACGGGGCAACGTGCCCGGGTGGCTAAAGGATTGGGCGCAAACAATTCTTGAGCCGGTGACCGATTGGCGCAAGGTGTTACGGTCGGAGGTGCGACGTGCCCGTGCGGACATTGCGGGGATGCAAGATTTCACGTACCAGAAGCCAAGCCGTCGTGCGAGTGTTTATCCTAAGATCATCATGCCTAGCATGCGCCAAGCTATCCCTAAGATAGCAGTGGTGATCGACACGTCTGGTAGCATGTCGGACGATGACATGGCAGCAGTGCTAGGCGAGGTAAACGGGGTATTGAGGCAATGCGGCCAGCGGGATGGAGTCGAAGCTATCGTATGTGACGCGGAGGTACACTCGGTTAAACGAGTGTTTAGCGCCCAGCAGATTGTGCTGGCCGGGCGCGGTGGTACGGATATGCGGCTGGGTATCACGGCTGCGCTGGCCAAGGCAGACAAGCCTCACGCTATCATCGTGCTAACGGACGGGTATACACCGTGGCCGGATGTACCGCCCGCTGGCGTCCGGGTGATAGCGGCCCTTGTCGGATTAAACGCGTGCAAGCCGGAGAGCGTGCCCGAATGGATTAGGGCGGTGGTGGTAGGAGAGAACAAGTGAGGCTATACCACGAGCTAGAGGATAGCTACAAGGCTCTCCTCGTGTTAGCTGGATACCCACCGCCGCAAGAGTGCGGAGGGCATGCGCTAAAAGAACTGTGCTACCACGTTAGTAGAGGTAGTCGCAGCCGCCCGCACGAACGCGGACACTTGTGCCAATGCTGCGCCCTAGACATGCCGTTTGTCCACCCGAGTGACGCGTTTTACGATTGTGAAGGGAGGGTGATTAATGAACCAGTGTTTAAACCCACTATGCAAGAGTCAAGCGGAGAATAAGCGTTACTACTGCTGTGAGTTGTGTGCGTACTGGGGCATGTTAAACCGTCGCAATGGAGAAACACAGGCAAACGCATGGTATGGACAGGCGCTAGCGGACGCTAGCAAAAAGATCCAGGAACGCAACGCTAGACTAAAGGAGATTAAACACAATGACGAACGAGGACTTGGCGACACTCTTGGAGAAGGATCAGACCCGGAACAAGCTAGTGAACATGCTGGAGAGGGACTTCCCAAAGCACAGAAATCGGGCCGAAGATTGGGCAAGCGAGGCAATAAAGTACGGGCTAAGAAAGTCTCGCGGCGTCGAGGTGGAAAACGGGCGGGGGGTTCTGGCGTACATCATGGAGGTGGGGCCGCTGCTGGCGTCGAAGGACTTGGAGCGGGAGATAGCGCGTAGGAACACGTTGCAGGGGCTGCCTAAGCCGAGCAAGCAACGTGATTCCATGCGCCGCATTGACTACAAGGTGGACTTGGAAAAGGCTATCCGTTTAACCACGGGGGAGCGCCGGATGCAGCAGGCACTCTGGCATATTCACTTTGAAGATTGGACGTGGGACGAGGTACTAGCCGAAATGCCAACTGATACCCCTATCGATACGTGGCGCTGGCGTCTCAAGATTGCTAACGCTAACCTACAGACTCGGCTGCGGGCTTACGGGTACAGGGGTTGAACAAAAGGACTTATGAACGCACGGGGCATTGTGGATTAAACGGTAATAGTGGGCTCGCGTGATACCTGACTGTTTAAACGCCATGTTGGCGAGGGCATGGTGGTCTAGTGTAGGATTAGCCGCGCACAAGGCAAGCAACTGGGGGAGCACAATGGCGTCTTTCTCAAGA